CAGGTTTCGCAGGTGAACAATTATTAGCATACAATTCACGTTTAGTAAATGCCTATCAAAGTTTATCACAGTTTGGTATTGGTGCTGGCATAACAAGTGAAGAAATTGCAAAGTTAGGTCGTGACAGTAATTTTAGTGGTGATCAATTACAAACATTTGCTAAGGTTACAGGTCAAGCAGGTCAAGATTTAATTGCGTTAGGTGGTACCTTTACTGAAGGTATGCGCATGTTTGGCAGATTTACTGCTGTGGGCGATAAAGTTGCTAGACAGTTAAACTATTTGGGTGTAAGCACTGAGCAATATTTAGAATTTCAACAAAAATTCTTACGTCAAGAAATTTCTGCAGGATTAGCAACTGGTCGTGGCGAAGCAGCCATGAACAGATTAACGGAAGCATCATTAACATTATATGCAGAAATGATGAAAACTGCCGAACTTACGGGTGTATCTGTTGATAGACAGATGCAAGAACGTGAACGTTTGGCATCTGAAGTTGACAATTATAAAGTTTATAATGCAAAACGTATAGAAGCAATAATGGCTCAAGAAGCCACTCTTGGAAAAGAAGTTGTAGCAAAACGTATTGAGGCAATTAAAAACGAACAACGTATAATGATGGATAATGCTGTGATGATAAGCACCACAATGGGGCAACAAGCAGCAGCAACAGCATTACGTTTAGCATCAACAGAAGGTGTTGGAGTTATAGCAGAAGAAGATGTACCGTTACAACGTGCATTACAATTAGCAGGGTATGATATAGTACAATTTGTACAAGAGAGTAAGGCTGCAGCAGCAGAAGGAAAAACTTATACTACTCAAATACAAAATATGGCATTTGATGTTGCCAAAAATACAGTCAAGGTTGTTGGTACTTATGATGCATTACCTACTAATGTTTTACGAGATTTAAGAAAGACCTTCTCATTAACAGACGAATTAATAAACACTTATACTACTAGGGTATTTGGTGAAGGTGAATTAGATACACAAGCAAGACAAAATGAATTTAATCGTCAGCGTGAAATTACTGAACAAGGATTCAAACAAAGATTACTAGAAGCAGAAAGTATTAGTATGGCAACAGATGCCGCTATGATTTTTGCTACAACTCTTTATGAAAAAGAACGTCAATTTAGGGCTGCTATTGATAATGGGTTAGCAACAATTAATACACCTTTTGTTACTTTAGGAATATTAGCAATAGGTGCTGCTGCAGGTTTGGCAAGTTTAGCAGGAGCAGCAATTTACGCTGCTAATATGATTAAAAAAGCACCTTGGGGACAACTACCAGGTACCGGACCTATTAACCCAGGCAGAACCCCTGAGCCAGAAAGATCACCTAAACCTGATAGTGTAATTTTAGGACCTGATGGTAAACCAATACCGCAAGAACCAGAAGCACCAGAACAACAAAAGAAACCACGTAGAGGTGGTAGATTAGGTAGAATGAGATTAGGTAGACTGGGTAGTCCATTATCAATACTTGGTGGTTTAGGATTGGGATATGCTGCTGAAAGTGCATATGAAGAAGATATGCCAATGCTAGGTGCGGGTTTAGATATCGTAGGATCCACAGCAACTTATGCTGGTACGGGAGCAATGATAGGATCAGCAGTTCCTGGTTTAGGAACGGCTGCAGGAACTGGTATTGGAGGTGTTATTGGTTTACTTGTAGGTATTAAAGAAGCAGTAGATAATTATAATGATACTGCTCAAAATATACCACCTGTAAATTTAACAGACGAAACAGGTACTACTACAGTGCCAACGGAAGAGGCTAAACCTCCTACAGTAGAAGTAACAGTACAACCTGCTACTCCAGATATTACAGTACAAACACCTGAACCTCCAAAAGAAGATTTTACTAAGGAAATGTCTGATAATGAATTAAGGGCGCAAACATTGTTAACAAAACGTGCGCTTGAGATGACAGGTCAATCTAATAGAGATGCAGAACAAACTAAACAATTGTTCAACGCATACATGGAAAGATTAGCAACAGCACAAGAACGTAAAGATTATGATGCTGCCAGAGAAAATTTAAGACGTTCCAATAATCAAGTTACTTCGGGAGATTTTTCACTAGAAGTACAAAGAGCATTTTCACGTTCACGCTTTAATTTGGCTGCAGCCACAGATCAATTTTCAAGTGGTATATTAGATGTAACATCGGGTTTATTTGATTTCAAAACAGCATCTATCGAAGCAACACGCAATTTAAATGATATTGCAGGTATAACCATATTAGATATGAACGCTGAACAGGATGATACTGTAACTATAGACCAAGATAGTATTGATAAACTTGCAAGCGTAATACCTAGAGGTTTTGCTCCTGGAGCAGAAGGAACAACTAAGAAATCAGGTGTAGATTTTACGTATCGTCCAGGGTTTGAAGATTTACCAGCCGAGGTTGATGCATTTTTACGTATGACTAGAGATAAAGAATCTGGTGGTGGTACACAATTACGTGTTAAAGATTTTACTAATGCTACAACTATTGGCGGTCAGTATGGCATGAGTCAATCTGCTAGACAGGCTGCATTTTCAAGTTTAACAAAAGATGAAACAGCAAGATTACAAACATTGGGTGTAACTTCAGCACCAAATCTTGATCAATTAGTGATGCCCGATGGCAAAACATTTAGAGAAGGTATGGATGAAGTTGATAATATATTAGCAAAATCTTATGCCAGACTAACACTTACTGCACTTAAAGGAAAGATTAAAGATAGAGAAGTTACCGCATCTGATATGCGTGGTGCGTGGTGGCATGGAGTAGAAACATATTCAAGGATACTAGATGAATCATTGAAAAATCCTAATATGTTAGTGAGTGAGTTTTATAGACAGCAGGGTGAATCAGCACGTAAAAGAGGTCAACAGTATACGATGCCCGATCCTGCGCAATTTAAAGGACGCACACTTAAACAACAGTTAGATTATATAGCCATGCAAGTCAATGCAGTGGAAACATATAAGTCTGAGTTGCCAGGAAGAACTCCAACCAATGTAGATGCATTTGGTAGACCAAAAGTCACTGATCCATTTGATCCTAATAATATTGCCAGAAATTTAGAATTGGCTGCTGAAAGAGATAGAGCAAGATTGGGATTGCCTGATTATAAAAAAATGTTTGGCAATACTAGTGCACCAAGTTTAGACGCCAACGGTATGCCAACAAGTGGTCCATTAATCGTTTCTACTAATAAAGACATGCCTTTGATAACAGTTGACCCAACTACTAACACTAATTTTACAAGTTTAATAGATTTAAACAAAATACAAACCAGCGAACTATCTGCCCTTAATAGTAAGATAGGTGAATTAAATACTAAAATTGATGTTTTAAACGACTATCAGCGAAAGATATTGACAACTATGGCTTCTTAATACTAAATACTTTTCTCATGCCATATAAAAAGAAATTTGTAAACAAATCGGGTATATCAAGCCCAATATCTGGTGTTAATAGTAATACTGGTGCATGGAACGCTGGTGCAAATAATAGTCCAACTGGCGGCTGGAATAATACTGAATTTGGTTACAAGAATTATATGAGTAGACTTCCAGAAGTCTACACAGGACATCCTAATCGAATTGAACGTTATAACCAATATGAAATGATGGATGTTGACGCTGAAATCAATGCATGTTTAGACATCATATCAGAATTCAGTACACAAAAAAATGAACATAATGGCACACCATTCACAATAGAGTTTAAAGATGATCCCACACCACACGAAGTTGAATTGTTATCAAAGCAATTACAACAGTGGTGCAAATTAAACGAATTTGATAATAGAATTTTTAAAATTTTTCGTAACGTTGTAAAATATGGCGATCAAGTATTTGTACGTGACCCAGAAAACTTTAAGTTATATTGGGTCGATATGGTCAAAGTAATTAAGGTCATTGTCAATGAAAGTGAAGGCAAGAAGCCTGAACAATATGTTATCAAAGATTTAAATATCAACTTACAGAATTTGTCAGTAGCACAGAAAACTAATACTGACTTTGCTGCTAATCCAGCAACTGGATTAGGCGGTACTGGAGGTGGAACTAACACTCCATATACAGTTCCAGCAATGCCTTACAATACATCAGGATCACGCTTCACATTAGGTCAAAGTGAAAGTGCTATCGATGCCAAACATATAGTTCATTTAAGTTTAACTGAAGGTCTTGACCGCTTTTGGCCTTTTGGTCAGTCAATATTAGAAAACGTATTCAAAGTTTACAAGCAAAAAGAACTATTGGAAGACGCAGTGCTAATATATCGTGTACAACGTGCACCAGAACGCAGACTATTTAAGATTGACGTAGGTAACATGCCAAGTCACATGGCTATGGCATTCGTAGAGCGTGTAAAAAATGAAATACACCAACGTAGAATCCCAAGTGTTTATGGTGGTCAATCAATCGTAGATGCTACCTATAATCCACTGTCAATGAATGAAGATTACTTCTTCCCAGTCACCGCAGACGGTCGCGGATCAAGTGTAGAAGTTATGCCAGGTGGGCAGAATCTAGGTGAGATCGACGACCTACGCTATTTCAATAACAGATTGGCACGTGGACTACGTGTACCAAGTAGTTATCTACCAACAGGTCCAGATGATAGTGACAGACCATTAAGTGATGGTCGTGTTGGCACAGCATTGATACAAGAATATCGCTTTAATCAGTATTGCGAACGTTTACAAAGTTACATTTCTTTAAAATTAGATGAAGAATTTAAGTTGTTTTTACGTTGGCGTGGGTTTGGTATAGATAGTGGTTTATTTCAAATAACATTTAATCCACCACAAAATTTTGCTGCATATCGTCAAAGCGAATTAGACACTGCAAGAGTACAAACTTTTCAAGCAATGGAACAATTTTCATATATTAGTAAACGATTTGCTTTAGAAAGATTCTTAGGCTTAACTGAAGAAGAAATATCACGTAATGAAAAACTATGGGAAGAAGAGAACAGTGATGAAGTTGTTGAAGAGCCTAAGGGTAGTGATTTACGTAGTATTGGTGTAAGCGTTAGTGACGTTGAAAACGACGAAAAAACTGGCGAAGAAATGGAAAATCCACCTGAAGAGGGAATGGAAGGTCCAGAAGTTGCAGGACCAGTAACTGGTGGCGCAGGTACCCCTAGCCCAACACAGGCACAAACTACACCAGGTACGCCAACTATATAAGATAAATAATCTTATGAAACTTTTTGAAATGTTTGATCCACCTGTTGCTGGTTATCAAAATACTGAACAAGATAACAGCAAACCAGTGTGGAGAACTAGCAGAAAAACTAAACTGACCCTAAAACAGATAAGAAAATTGAGAAAAATGCTGGATGTACGTAATTACGAAAAGAATCAGCATCTTAAAAAAGTAAGAAAACAATACAAAGTTGCTAACCCAGATCAGTCTCAGGGTACGCTCTAAAACTCTAAAAATACCAAAAACGCAAAAAAATCGTACTTATTGAGTACTTTTTTAATATGCGTACTAAATAATTCTACAAAGCCATTTACCCAGGAGAAATTTAAAATGGATAACAAAAAATTTGAACAACTTATTGATTTAATCATCAATGAGAATGAAGAACAAGCCCGCGAATTATTCCACGATATCGTCGTAGAAAAGTCACGCGAAATCTATGAGTCAATCATGGATGAAGAGATGATGGAAGCCAAGAAAGACGAAGAAGAAAAAGTTGAAGAAGCCAAGCATGAAGATTCAGAAGATGCAATCGAAGAATCAATGGATGACATGGAAGAAGGTGAAATGGTTGGCGAAGTAGGCGATCTACTTGATGAAATCAACGTTGAAGAAGCAGGTGGAATGACTGAAGGGGATGAAGAAGATTTAGAAGTTGTCGATATGACAGCCTCAGAAGCAGGAGATGATAGTAGCATCTCTGCATTAGCAGATAAGATGGATGATTTGGATGCTAAACTTGATGCATTAATGGCTGAGTTTACAGGCGGTGATGCAGATGATAGCGAAGAAGAAGTCGAAGTCGATGTAGATTCAGAAGATGAAATGGAAGTCGACGGCGAAGAAGAAGAAAACGCTATGATGGAAGCAGTAACACTAAAGAAAGTACCTGGTCTATACAACAATAAGATTGGTGGAGACAATGGTGCTAACTCAAAAAGCCCAACACTAACAGCACCTAAGGTTAAGACTGCTGGCGTAAATCCAGTTAAGTTCTCAGGTGATAGTGAAGCAGTACCAAATGGTCCTAAGGCACCAAGCAATTATGGTGCAAAGGGTGAAAAGGATGTTCCAGGCGCAGGTAAGTTTAAGAACGTACCAGGTCAGGACAACTTTAAAGAAAAGGGTGAGGCAGCAACTAAGCCACATCTAAGCCAAGCCACTGGTGTTAATACAAAAAGCCCAGTAGCAAAGAGCTAATTAAGAGTAACTTGGAGACAAATGGCTTTGTATCTAAGAGAACACTTAACGTTTGATAGAGCAAACATGGTCGTTGAGTCTGTTTCCGAACAGGGCAATGATCTAAAGACCCTCTACATGAAGGGTATCTTTATTCAAGGCGGGGTAAAAAACGCAAATGAACGTGTTTACCCCGTTTCTGAAATTGAAACTGCTGTTGATACGTTAAACAAGCAAATACAAGAAGGTTACTCAGTACTAGGTGAAGTCGATCACCCAGATGATTTAAAAATTAATCTAGATCGTGTAAGCCATATGATCACAAGCATGTGGATGGATGGCGCAAACGGTTTCGGTAAACTAAAAATTCTACCAACTCCAATGGGTCAACTTGTAAAGACTATGTTGGAGAGTGGAGTAAAACTAGGCGTTTCAAGTCGTGGATCAGGTAATGTGAACGACATGGACGGCAAGGTAAGTGATTTTGAAATAATCACTGTTGACATCGTTGCACAACCAAGCGCACCTAACGCATATCCTAAAGCAATATACGAAAGCCTCATGAATATGAAGCATGGTCATAAAGTTTTAGAAATCGCTAGGGACGCAAGGGGCAACAAAAAGGTA